AACTCTTACTGGTCCTAGTTGGACGGATCATCCAAACCCAGATGCGATTACTCAGATTGATACTACTGCGACTGCTGTTAGTGGTGGTGTAGTTATTCTCTCAGGTTTTACTGTTGGTGGTGGTGCTAGTCTGATTGATCTTGACGACAAGGCATCACTACAGATTGGTAGAAGTTCGTTGGGAACGGTGAGTGATATCTACACTCTTGAGTGTGCCTCCCCCAACACCAACAAAGCTGCCCTCGCAGTTCTTAACTGGTTGGAACAAAGGTAATTTATTATGAGTGACAACATTTATCTTGGTAATCCTAATCTAAAAAAGGCAAATACTCCTCTAGAGTTCACGAAAGAACAAATCAAGGAGTTTATTAAGTGTAAGCAAGATCCTGTTTACTTTGCTCAGAACTATGTAAAGATTGTTTCTCTGGACGAAGGTCTTGTACCATTTGATATGTACAAGTTCCAGAAGAAACTAATCAGGAACTTCCATAACCACAGATTTAATATCTGTAAGATGCCACGTCAGACTGGTAAATCTACGACGTGCGTGTCTTTTCTTTTACACTATGCCGTCTTCAATGACAATGTAAACATTGGTATTCTGGCAAACAAAGCAGCAACTGCCAGAGAACTTCTCGGTAGATTACAAACTGCTTATGAGAACTTGCCTAAATGGATGCAGCAGGGTATACTATCATGGAACAAAGGTTCGATGGAGTTGGAGAATGGCAGTAAGATACTGGCAGCTTCTACATCTGCGAGTGCTGTCCGAGGCATGTCGTTCAATATCATCTTTCTCGACGAGTTCGCATTTGTCCCGAACCACATCGCTGACTCGTTCTTTGCCTCTGTTTATCCTACTATTACTTCTGGTAAAAGCACAAAAGTCATCATAGTTTCAACGCCACATGGCATGAACCATTTCTATCGCATGTGGCATGATGCCGAACGGAGTAGAAATGAGTATGTTGCCACTGAGGTTCACTGGTCAGAAGTTCCTGGAAGGAATGCGAAGTGGAAGAAGCAGACCATTGCCAACACTTCAGAAGAACAGTTCCGTGTTGAGTTTGAATGTGAATTCTTAGGATCTGTTGATACTTTGATTAGTGTATCTAAGTTGAAGACACTGGTCTATAATGATCCAATCAAGAGAAATGCTGGTCTAGACATTTATGAGAACCCGATCGAAGACCACAACTACATCATTACGGTCGATACAGCTCGTGGAATCGATGGTGATTATTCTGCTTTTATTGTATTTGACATAACCAACTTCCCATATAGAGTAGTAGCAAAATATAAGAACAATGAAATCAAACCGATGCTATACCCAAGCATCATTCATGATATTGCCAAGGCATACAACTATGCTTACACACTGATCGAAGTTAATGATATTGGTGACCAAGTGGCATCGATTCTCTTCTTTGACCTTGAGTATGAGAATGTGTTGATGTGTGCTATGCGTGGTCGTGCTGGTCAGATTGTTGGTTCTGGTTTCTCTGGTAAGAAATCTCAACTTGGTGTCAGAATGACATCGGCAGTTAAAAAGTTGGGATGTTCTAACCTCAAGACTTTACTTGAGGATGACAAACTGATGACAGTTGACTATGATATCATCGCAGAGTTAACTACATTCGTTCAGAGAAAGAATACATTCATGGCAGAAGAAGGTTGTCACGATGACCTTGCCATGTGTCTTGTTATTTTCTCTTGGTTAGTAGCACAAGACTACTTCAAAGAGATGACTGAGCAGGATGTTCGGAAGAAGATCTATGAAGAACAAAAGAACCAGATTGAACAAGATATGGCTCCATTTGGATTTGTTCTGGACGGCATTCACAATGATGATGGTTTTGTAGATAGTGAAGGAACTAGATGGAGTTCTGGTGCTGAGTATGGTGATATGTCATATATGTGGGAATATCACTGATGGATTTTGATGAAGAGTTTGAACTAGAACATCTTCTCTTCCATCATAGAAAGTGTAGATCTTGTTTTAAAGTAAAAGATCTTATGTCAGATTTTTACAAAACAAGAAGAGGTAGTGGTCCCTCTGCTTATTCATATGAGTGTAAGCAATGTACCAAAAAACGGGTTCTCAATGCGAGAAAAGCGGAGCAGAAAGTCAGGAAATGGGAATATCCTGACTGGTAGTGTGTTCATTCAGTGTTTCCCCAATGTAAAGATACCAAATAATAAATAACTCTAGCATTATTTGGATTTCATAGGGAGAGAAAGATGCCGCTGAACTTAGCATCTCCTGGTATTGTCGTAAGAGAAGTAGATCTTACTTCTGGAAGGGTTGACCCTACCTCAGATAAGTCTGCTGGTATTGTTGCACCCTTTGCGAAAGGACCAGTAGAGACTCCTACATTAGTCGAAACTGAAGCAGACCTGCTGAACACTTTCGGTGAACCATACGCTGCTAACAATCACTACGAGTATTGGTATACTGCTTCTTCTTATCTTGCCTATGGTGGGGTACTGAGAGTAGTAAGATCTGATAACTCTGGATTGAGCAACGGTCTTGTTGGTACTGCTACAACAGTCAAGATCAAGAGCAACGATGATTATGTAAACCAAGGTTATGACACTAATGTCATCAATGGTGTTACTGTTATTGCCAAAAACCCTGGAACATGGTCGAACGGAATTAAAGTTGCTATCATTGATGGTAGAGCAGATCAGATTCTTACTGGTTACTCTGGTACTTCCGTTTCTGTCGGTTATGGTGTAAGTCAGAAAGTTCCTGCCAATACAGTTGTTGCTGGTGCTGGAACAACTTCTGTTCTCGATGGATACTTCAAGGGTCTTGTCACCAACGTTGGTGCTGGAACAAGTCTGGAAGTTAAGTTTACTCACCACGTTTCTGCTGCTGGAACAGTAACTGCCTACGATTATCAACCAGGTGGTACTTACAGATTTGCTAACTCTGCTGACGGAGGAGTTCCTGCCACTGGACTGTATATCTTTGATAACAACGGTTCCCTGATGGGAATCTCCACCTACACTGCTCAGCAAGATTGGTTCGATCAGCAAGAAATCACACTGACATCTGGCAATGTCAAGTGGAATAGAATTGCTGAAAGACCCACCACAACTGCTTATGGTGCTGATCGTAACGCAAGAAACGACGAACTGCACGTTGTAGTATATGACGATCTCGGCAAGGTATCTGGCAATGCTGGAACCATCCTTGAGAAGCACCTGAGCCTCTCTAAGGCAACTGATGCTGAGTTCTCTGCTGGCACTGCTCAGTATTGGAGAACATGGTTACAGTTCAACTCCACCAACATCTTTGGTGGTGGTCAACCTCTCGGTGTTACCACAACTGGTTTTGCTGCTAATGCTGGAACTGGTTACGGTCTGTTTGCTGATGGTGGTTGGGATCAGAAAGTTGCTGACACCGTATTTGATGGATATGGTGCTGTAACATCTACCCTTGCTGATGGTAAGGATTACGGTGGAGCAACTGGTATCACAACCAACTCTGGACTTTCCGTTAACGTTGGTGATCTGGCAACTGGTTACGACCTGTTTGAAAATCCAGATGATTATGACATCGATTTCCTGCTGATGGGATCTGGTGCTCATGGTAGAGAAGAGACTCAAGCAATTGCTAACAAAATTATTGCCATTGCTGAAGAGAGAAAAGATGTAGTCGCATTTGTTTCTCCATATCGTCAGGCATTCCTTGCTGATGGTGCTTCTATCTCTCTTAACTCTACCGCAACCATCACCGACAATCTGGTAAGTTACTACTCTGCTATCACATCGTCTTCTTATGCGGTGTTCGATAGTTCCTATAAGTACACTTACGACAGATTTGGTGATACCTTCCGTTATATCCCAATGAACGGAGACATTGCTGGTACATGTGCCAGAAATGACATCAACAACTTCCCCTGGTTCTCTCCTGCTGGAACCTTGAGAGGTGCCATTCTGAATGCCGTTAAGTTGGCATACAACCCAACCAAGGGACAAAGAGACGTTCTGTATTCTAATAGAATCAACCCAGTCATCTTCTCTCCTGGATCTGGTATTGTTCTCTTTGGTGATAAGACTGGTCTGGCAAGAGCATCTGCTTTTGACAGAATTAACGTTCGTCGTTTGTTCGTCTATCTCGAAAGAGCAATTTCTGCTGCTGCCAGAGATCAGATGTTTGAGTTTAACGATGAGATCACAAGAACCAACTTTGTTAGCATCGTTGAACCTTTCCTCCGTGATGTTCAAGCCAAGAGAGGCATCACTGACTTTGTAGTCAAGTGCGATGAAACGAACAACACTGCTGCTGTGATCGATAACAATGAATTTGTTGCCGATATCTACATCAAACCCAATCGTTCCATCAACTTCATCGGTCTGACCTTCGTTGCTACTCGCACGGGTGTCAGTTTTGACGAAGTTCTCGGAGTTTAATTTAATAAAGAGGTAACAAACCGATGGCGGACTTAATTCAACAACAGAATCCCCCAAAGACAGCTGATCGAACTATCGATAGATTTAAGAGCAGATTGTCTGGTGGTATTGCCAGACCTAACCTGTTTGAGGTTGTTCTTACTTTCCCCGAAGGAGTAGTTGACCCTAGTGTTAACGATCTTGAGTCGAAAGTTAGATTCCTGGTAAAGGGTGCGGCTCTGCCCGCATCCACCGTTACCCCAATCAACATTCCTTTCAGAGGAAGAAATCTTAAGATTGCTGGTGACAGAACATTCGATGTCTGGACCGTTACGGTTATCAACGACACCGACTTTGCTATTAGAGGATCTTTCGAAAGATGGATGAACTCTATTGCTAAGGTATCCGATAACTCTGGTAATACAAATCCAGTT